TAATGGATTTACATTTGGCGCTGGAGATAATATTACTGCTGGTGTTAAGAGCGCATTTGGTAAAGATACTTATGCACAAGCATTGGCCAAAGAAAAGGCCATGACAGATAAAGCCAAAGAACGAGCGGCAAGTTATAAATTTACTGATCCAATCTTCAATAAAGAATGGAATCCCAGTACATATGATGCAGGAGAACTAGCAGGGTTTATAGGATCGGCTGCAATTCCCGGAGTTGGGCTTGCTGGAAAGGCCGGGCAAGCTGTAGGTAAAGGTGTTGTCAGGGGAGTAGCAGGCACAGGCAAAGTTGCTAATGCTGTTGCTCACGGCGCAGGTGTTGTTGGCAAACATGTAGCACAACTTGGTACAGCATTTATTTTGTTAAGTGCCGCAGATAAAGCACTTGCTAAACATAATGCTCAACAAATAGCCAAAGCTAAAGGTGGTGATCCAACCGTAGCATTGGCACAACTAGCATTAGGTATGGAACAAGCAGACCAAGACGGTAAGATGGGACAAAAAACATCAGATTGGATTTCAGACTTTCAAAGTGAAAAAGGGTTACCTGAAACAGGAAAACTAGATCCAGCAACAATAAAAGCATTAGGAATATAAAATGCAACAATTATCATTAGCAGAATCATTGGCAAAACTTAGACGCCAATTAAACGAGATCGACCAGCCGTTAGACGAGAGTGCAGTAAAAGCAGAAAGAGCGGCGCTGGAAGAAATAGCAAAACTTCTTGGGTTAACTGGAGCAAAATTGGAAGGTGCGGCGCTGTCCAATGCGGCAGATAAACTTATGAAGAATGGGATGAAAAATCCACTGACTGGTAAACCCTACACACGAGGGGAGGCAAGGGTAAAAGTTCAAAAAGCAAACAAACAAGCTGCATCAGGTGGAGTTAAACCAGAAGTTAAACCAGAAGTTAAACCAGAAGTTAAACCTACCGAAACTAAGCCAAAAGCAGCAGATGCTGATATGGCAGCAAAAGAAGCAGCCAAAAAAGTTGCAGGTAAGAGTCAAGCAGAACTTGAAGCAATGGCTAAAGATCCTAGACTTACTGCCGTTGAAAGAAACGCCGCTAGAAAAGAATTAGAAAAACTTGGCAATAAAGAAGTTAAGCCAGAAGTTAAGCCAGAAGTTAAGCCAGAAGTTAAACCAGAAGTAAAATCTACCGAGCCTGTAGGCAAGGCGGCGGATGCTGATGCTAAGGCTACTAGTTCAGCAGCCGCTGACGCTGAAAAGGCAGCATCAGCAGATGCATACATATCAGCTGAACAAAAAGAACTACTTGCACAAAAAGAAGGTCAATCACTTCTTACTAAGGCAGAAAAAGAAGCTGCAGTTGCTGATGCTAAGGTAGCGGCCAAAGAAGGTAGAGTTAAGGAATGGGTTAAAAAGCATCCAAACTGGGTTAGAAGTTTGGGCGGTCTAGCAGTATTAGCACTTCTTTTAGGACTTGCTTCAAACTTCTTCTCAGATGATGATGAACCTCCTGAACCTCCTGGACCAGTCAATCCGCCGCACGACGGCCCAGTTGATGATCCAAACCATCGACCAGTACCACCTAATGGGGATTGCTCATCTTACGGCCCTGGATGGCATTTAAGTGCAGATGGTAAGAGTTGCGAAAAGGATGGTCAAGATACTAAACCAACAGATGACGCCGAGCTTGATGCAGATATGGCTACATTGAAACAAATATACGATCAATTGATGGCAATAAAAGGCGAAGGCGGCAGTCAAGATTTTGATCCCGAACTTGCTGATACAATCAAGCGTTATGAAGCATTATTACAAGACTATCAAAATAAAAAGAAACCTACTAGTGTAGCTAGTACTGAAAATGGTGGTCAGGATACTAAGCCAGTAACATCTAATGGAAAAGTCTATAACAAAGATGTTAACGGAAACTATACTGCAAATAACTATACTGCAATAAAAGAAAATGAAGATGCAGAATTGGCACGCTGGCTTAAAATAGCTCGCGGACAGTAATCAAACAAAATGGCAGATTTATTCTGCCATTTTCACCATTAAAATTTCTTAATGGTTGCAATCACAAGATAAGTAATATATAATAGGCTAATAGTTAAGGAGATAACATGTCAGGTCGTTCATATGGTCCAGAAGAAAAGGCAAAATTAGAGCGTTTGATTTCAGAAGGTAGTACAGTACTACGTGAAGTTGAAGATCTACAAGAAGGCTTAAAAGAAACTGTCAAAGCAGTTGCAGAAGAATTACAAATCAAACCTAGCGTTATTAACAAAGCAATTAAGATTGCCCATAAAGGTGATTGGTCGCAGTATAACGAAGACTGGGAAGAGATTGAAGCAATTTTGGATATTACAAAACGTATCTAAACGTGCTATAATGTTAAGGTAAAGCAGGCCATAAACTGCTGTATAGGTGTTTGCGAGCCCTAAATCGCATTGGAGAAGAAAAATATGTCTTATGTAGACGCATGGTTTGACCGCGAGAATGATATCATTCGAGTCGTTGAACGTAACAAAAAAGGTGAACGGGAATTTAGAGATATACCCGTTAAACATACCTTATATTATAAAGACCCTAGAGGCAAATTTCAAAGTATCTACGGAGATCCATTAAACAGGGTCGTTTGTAAGACTACTAAAGAACTTAGAAAAGAACAAGCTATTAATTCAGGCAAGCAGTTGTTTGAATCTGATATTAATCCTATATTTGTTTGTCTAAGCGAACACTATCTAAATCAAGACGCTCCTAAATTAAATGTAGCATTTTTTGATATTGAGGTAGACTTTGATCCGGAGCGTGGCTACGCAAGTCCAGACGATGCGTTCATGCCAATCACTGCGATTGCTGTCTACCTACAATGGTTAGAAACTATGGTATGTTTGGCTATTCCTCCTAAGAATCTTAAAATGGCAGATGCCAAGGAAATGGTCAAAGACTTTCCTAATACGTATTTGTTTGACAACGAAGCAGATCTATTAAACATGTTTCTTGATCTAATACAAGACGCAGATGTTGTTAGTGGATGGAACTCAGAAGGTTTCGATATTCCATATACTACTAACAGAGTTACAAAGGCTCTAAGCAAAGAAGATACTCGTCGTTTTTGTTTATTTGATCAATTGCCCAAACGCCGTGAATATGAAAAATACGGACGTCAAGCAGTTACATATGATTACATCGGTCGTGTGCATCTAGACTATCTTGAGCTATATCGCAAGTACACATATGAGGAACGACATAGTTATCGACTAGATGCTATTGCCGAGTATGAACTGGGCAAACGTAAGACACAATACGAAGGCACACTGGATCAGTTGTACAACAATGACTTCCGTACTTTTGTAGAATACAACATTAATGACTGTAAACTACTTGATGATCTAGATAAAAAATTAAAGTTTATGGATCTTGCCAATACCCTGGCACATGAATGTACTGTGCTATTACAGACTACAATGGGTGCTGTGGCTGTTACTGAACAGGCTATTATTAACGAAGCACACCGGCGCGGATTCCAAGTTCCTAATCGTACTAAGATGGACGAGCGAGAAGGTAATGAAGGAGCCGCTGGGGCGTATGTTGCCTATCCTAAAGAAGGCATTCACGATTGGATTGGTTCACTAGATATTAACAGTCTTTATCCGTCCGCGATTCGTGCGCTTAACATGGGCCCAGAAACTATCATTGGGCAGTTGCGTCAAACTAAAACTGAAGAATTTATTGAGGTGATGGTAGCTAAAGGCAAGTCATTTGCCGCGGCATGGGAAGGTATTTTTGGGTCGTTAGAATATACAGCCGTAATGGAGCAGGACATCGGTACTGACATTACTATTGATTGGGAAAATGGAGAAAGCGACGTACTCAGTGCCGCAGAAGTCTATAGACTAATTTATGAAAGTAATCAACCTTGGATGTTAAGTGCCAATGGCACGATTTTTACATATGAAAAGGAAGGTATCATCCCCGGTTTATTAAAGCGTTGGTATGCCGAACGTAAAGAGATGCAGGCCAAACTTAAAGATGCTATTAAAGCAGGTAATAAGGTTGAAGAAGAATACTGGGACAAACGACAATTAGTTAAGAAAATTAACTTGAACAGTTTGTATGGTGCTATTTTGAATCCTGGTTGTAGGTTCTTTGATAAACGTATCGGACAATCAACTACACTAACTGGTCGTCAGATTGCTAAACATATGGCATCAAAAGTAAATGAAATTGTTGCCGGTGAATATAATCACGTAGGTAAAGCAATTATCTATGGTGATACTGACTCGTGTTACTTTAGTGCTTATAAGACTTTACAAAAAGAAATTGATGCAGGGCAAATTCCCTGGACTAGAGAAACTGTCATACAACTGTATGATCAAATTGGTGAGGAAGTTAATACAACATTCCCACAGTTCATGCTAGATGCTTTCCACGTTCCAAAGACACGTGGAGAAGTTATCAAAGCTGGTCGTGAAATCGTTGGTAGTAAGAGCCTGTTCATTACTAAGAAGCGGTATGCTGTTCTTTATTACGATAAGGAAGGCAAACGGGCAGACGTAGATGGTAAACCTGGTAAGATCAAGGCCATGGGCTTGGATCTGAAGCGTAGTGACACTCCTGAATTTATTCAAAACTTCTTAAGTGATGTTCTTGAAATGGTCTTAATGGGTAAGCCTGAACAAGAAGTGTTAGACATAATTAGTGAATTTAGAATTCGATTTAAAGGTCGCCCAGGTTGGGAAAAAGGAAGTCCAAAACGTGCAAACAATATTACAGAATACGAAGCAAAAGAGAAGAAGGCTGGGAAGGCTAATATGCCTGGTCATGTTAGAGCAAGTATTAATTGGAATACGCTCAAGCGAATGTATCAAGACAAATACTCAATGGCAATCACAGACGGAGCAAAAGTAATTGTTTGTAAACTTAAACCTAATCCGTTAGGCTTTACATCAGTTGCATATCCAGTTGACGAACTACGGTTACCACAGTGGTTTAAAGATTTGCCGTTTGATCATGCCGACATGGAACAGACTATTATTGATAACAAATTAGACAATCTAATTGGTGTACTAAAGTGGGACATTAATAGTACTGAAGAAAAGAATACATTTAACAGTT